TTTAGAACCAGTTAAAGAACTAGCCTCTTTTTTTGGTATTGATACTTCAGTTGGGCCTGCACAGATGAAAGGTGATACAGCTGAGGAATTAGGATTAAATGCGCCCTACGTCACAACTTATTTGGGAGCGTTAGACGGTGCATATCAAAAAATATTAAGAAGTATTAATATTGCGAAAAGTAAAGGTTACACCACCCAAAGTTCAAACTTAGGTAATGAAGGTACTGGTATTGCAATTTACGATATTGCAATTGCTGCTTATAATACTGGTGATAGTATTATAACAAAATGGTGTGAATCTAATGTTCCTGAAAGAATAAGACAAGGTTTGAAAAATAAATGTGATAGTAATAAAGCCAACAAAACAAAAGAAGTAAAAAACTACGTACCAAATTATAAAACTGAAAGGTGGGATGGTGTTGAAATAACAACCCACGGTTACGTAAAAGAAACCGCAGGTTATTTTAAAGAATTTACTTGTTTTTAATCTAAGTAAATATAACTACTCGGACTATCAATACCCATTAAGAATTTACTAAAATTACTTAATGAATTGAATCCAACACTAAATTCTCCGTTATCAAATTCGTAATCGACAGAGGTACCACCATCAAAAAGTATTGCCTCAATAACATTTAAATCAGTTGCCATATTAACAATATCTCTAATGGTTACAATACCACCATCTTTTGATGCGACTATAATAATATCACCTTCTTTATTCTGACCAATTAAGGTTCTATATGTTAATTGATTTGCATGATTCTGATTAAGTAATCTGTGATTTATAACACCATTATCTATTGCCCATAAAATACTCTGAGCACTATAATCTGTATAATAAGGACAAGTTTTTGAACTAACAGTAGTCTTACCATTTAATGTGTATAGATATCCTCCACCTCTAACTCTTGAAGATTCTCGTTTTCCATTTACAACAACCAACCCAATATTTTCACCATCTTTATTAAAGAAGTTAGCATTCATATAAAAAGTCTTATTATTTGGTTTATCTGTACTAACTTTAAAAGTTTGACTATTAAAAACGAATATGTTAAAGTTATTATTAGACATAATTGTCACTTCATCATTTTGATAGTCGGTGGTCACATCTGTACTAACATTATAAAATGATTTGTTATCATACTGTAACCAAGTCACTATATCACCAAAAAAACTTGATATACCAATGGAGATTGTAAGGAAAAGTGTAAATTTCATATTTGTTTATTTTATTCAAATATAATCCATTACCTCTTAAAAACAAAATTTTTGAGTTTTTTATTTTTCAAAAACTCGTATACTTATCAAAAAAAACTAAGTTATGGCAATTAAGAGTGAAAAAATCGAAGGCAAGTTAATTATTAACGAAATTGAATCGTCAAACCTTAAAAAGACGGTTTATGATACTGGTGAAGAAAAGTTAACCGCAACATTTAATAATGGTATTGAATACGAATATGAGAAGGTTCCTCATAAGGTTTATACCAAATTTAGAATGGCAGAATCACAGGGAAGTTTCTTTAATAAGGAGATTGCAAAGAATTACAAGTACAAAAAAATTACAAAGTAATTCTTCATACTATTTATAATGTATGGAGAAATTCACAAAAATATTATCCAGCTTTCATATTAAGGACGAATTAAACCCTGAGATATGGACAAACCCTGACTCACCTTCAGATACAAAAATGAAGGAAGAGATTAGATTGCGTCTGATTGAAATTGCAGATGCGTTTGTTGAGTTTTTGGGTTATGATATTTTTGTGCAAGATATTACAATGACGGGGTCGTTGGCAAATTATAATTGGTCAGAATATTCTGACATTGATTTGCATGTTATGTATGACTACAAAGAATCTGGTCCCGAAGAAGAATTATTTAAAGATTTATTTAAGTTGAAGAAAACTTTATTTAACTCCACTCACGATATCACGGTAAAAGGATATGAGGTGGAGTTATATGTGCAAGACACAAACGAACCCCATTATTCAACAGGTGTATATTCCGTATTATATGATGAATGGATTGAAGAGCCCGAGCAAGAAAATGTGTCCATTGATACTGACGTAATAAAAGGTAAGGTAGAACAATGGCAAGACATGATTGATACTGTGATTGAGGATGTTGAAGAAGGTGATGAAGATTTGGAATCTTCTATTGAAAAGATTGATAAGTTAAAAGATAAGATTAAAAAGTATCGCCAGTGCGGGTTGGAAGACGAGGGTGAATATTCATATGAGAATTTGGTTTTTAAGTTCTTAAGAAGAAATGGATATATACAAAAACTCTTTGATTACCAAAACGACTTATTGGATAAGAGTCTCTCTTTATCCGAATAAAATAACCTTTAAATATGTCTGAAAATAAGAAAAAATAGAAATTCTCAAGTTTGGATATATTTATTATAAAAAACTATTATGGCAGTAACAGCATGCACGGAAAATGAATATGTGATTTATACAGGGAGCAGTGAGACACCTCACGCGATTTATACAGAAGCGGATGGACAAGAATCCATTCAATGTAATACTGTTAAACTTGGCGGTAATGGTTTATATAGCTAATTAAAAAAAATTAAATAATACAGATATGGCAGATTTAAGACCTTTAGGTAGTGAGAAGTTAGAAGGACAAGAAAAAATTAGTAGAATTCTTGAAATTGCTAACTATGGTTCAAAACCTTCTCAAATTAACGAGAGTAGTTCTTCATCCTCTTCAGAATTTTCAATTCAACTTGCAGATGGAAATTACTACGGTATTGTAAAAGAAAAATCAGGATATATTGTTAAGAAGGGAATCAATGAATCCGAATTGGATTACATTGAACCAATGAAAAACAGAAAATATCATAAATCATATTCTCAAGCTATGAAGAAAATTAACTTACTTGCTGGTGAGTTAAACAGAATTCATGAAAACTCTGAAAATATTAGTTTATTTGGTGAACAAAAGAAATTCGTTCTTAAAACACCAAAACCAGAACCTGAAGAAATGCCAGCGCCAGCTCCTGAAGCAGATGCTGAAATGGATTTGGATTTGGGTATGGGTGGTGACGAACCATCGGATGAAGGTGGTGAAGATTTAAGTTTAGATTTGGATATGGAATCTCCTGAGGGTGGTGAAGAAATGGATTTAGATTTGGACATGGAAGAGGAACCAATGGGTGACGAAGAAGAAACATCATTCAAAGCAATTCAAAAGTTAACAGGTAAATTAGGTCAAAAACTAAGAACTTATGACAAAAACGAAAGTTTAAGTTCTGAAGATATTAAGTATGTTCTAAATTCAATTATATCTGCCGTTAATTTGGACAAACTTTCTGAAGAAGACCGTGAAGATGTGTTGGCTAATTTTGAAGAAGACGAAGCAGAATACGATATGGATAGTGAAATGGATATCGATGTTGATGCGGGTGAAGATGAATTGGACCTTGATTTAGATTTGGGTGGTGATGAAATGTCATCAGAAGAACCTGAAGGTGAAATGGCTGAAGGTGATTATATGAAATCAATGGTCGATGAACTATTTGGTGAATCAAAAGTAGATAAGGTATTGGAAAAATACTTTGTAATCACTGAAGAAGAAAAACAAATCAACGAAGAGAAAAAAGTAAAAAGATTTTTATCTGAAAAAGTTAAAAATGTATCAGTTAGAAAAGAAATCAAAAGATTATCTGAAACAATTGAACAAGAATTGACATCTGAATTCCTAATCAAAGAAAATGAGTCAATCAAATTTTTAGGTAAGACAAATAAAAAGAACTTGGTTTTTGAAGCTGAGGGAAAACAATTAAAAGTATCTCCAAAAGGTGAGTTACTATGAAATTAGTTTATGTAAATGAACTAGGACCCAATTATAAGGGTGATAATATATACGAATTCATCTTTTCGGATGAGGATAGTGTATGGGGTGATGAATGGGATTCTCAACCAGCAAATGGTAACCCTTCACCACCCCATATTCAGTATATAAAGAAAGTGGGAGTTTTGAAAAACTCAGGTATTGAACTTAACTTGATTCAAGAATCCGACTTTTTTGGTGTATATGACGCAGTTGATGGAGTTATTGCTTTGGCATGGGAAGATGATGAATCGGACTCTGTTGTAAATGATAAATTTACGAGATTGGTTTTTCATTATGGAGAAAGTGTAAAATCAGTTGAGGATAAAATATATGAGAGAGACATTGTTTTGTCTTATGAAAAAAGTTTTGTAGAAGATGAAGACTAAAGATAAATTTTTCACCTTATTAAAAGAAGGTTTCACACTGAAGACTCTTAGAAAGATGAACGAGTCTCAACTTAATGTATTATATAAAAAAATTGTTAATGAACAGGATACGACAAGTAAAACTGAAAAGATTAAAAATGATTTAATGTTGGCTAAACAAACCGCTCAGGAATTATCTGCCGAATTAGGTGAGGAAGAATTGAACGAATGGGGTTCTTCAGACCAAAATATTATGAATGCTTCTATTCACCGTGATTTAGGTGAACCTGAAGAAATGCCAAGCCCATTCTCACCTGAATTAGAATCCGCAGCAGAATCTGCAGTTGATTTCTATTGGGACGATTGGGAGGAATATCAAACCGACAGACAAGGACTTATTGATAACGCTAAAAGAATTTATCTTAGAAGATATTTTCCTGAAAAATTTAATATGTTGGTAAGAATGTTTGAACCAACAATTGAGAGAGACCCTTATGATGTGAAAATTGATGGTGAACTTGATGAGGCAGACATTAACAATATTAACCCATTTAAAGGTCAGCAAACCCAAGACCCTAAACAAGTCGGTCCATCAAGTGATGATGGTATGGGTAATTACCAAGACGGAATGGATATTTTTGAAGGTAAAAAGAAACCATCCAAAATGAAAACACCTATTACAACATTGGGTATGTTTGAAGGTAAGAAAAAGAAAAAAGAAAAATATAATCCATGGGCGGTTTGTACATCTTCTTTAGGTCTTGAAGGTAAAAAAGAGGAAGACCGTACTAAAAAAGAGAAAGAGAAATTTGAAAGATGTGTTAGAGACGTTAAGAAACAAAATGAATCTTTTGAAAAGGGAATTAGACAAATAGAAGAAAGTATTGTATCTTTGTTGAAGAATTACAAAAAACCAACTATGACCAAGAAAGACTTATTGGAACAGGGTACCAAAGAGGCACCTGTTAAGACACCGACAAAGACCCCTTCAAAACCTGATAGGAAAACACCTTACAAACCAAAACACAGACCCGCACCTAAAGCGGGTGATACTAAGACTGCACCGACAAGAACTAAACCTGGTACTAAAGAAAAACCAGGTAAGAGTACACCTTACCAACCGAAACATAGACCAGCCCCTAAAGCGGGTGAAACACAAGAAATACCAAGTTTCCTTAAATTTGACAACTTAAATATAACATTTAGAGATGAGTAAGAAATTGAAAGAACAGATAGAATATGATGGTCCTGAAAGAATGGCACCTGATATTCAAGGAAAATTAGAAAAGGGTGAAACCCCTATGTCTGATAACCCTGCGTTACCACGTAAGGATGATGACGAAATGGATAACTCTTTTGAGCAACTTATTGCATCTAAAAGATTTAAAGATGTTGTAGAGAAGGTTAAAAGGTATACAGGTATGCAAGATGTAAGTCAAAACCAACTTATGAACTTACAAAGAATGTTAATGGGTACCGTTCAAGAGGTAAAACAAATGGAATCGAACAACGAAGGTTATTTGGAACAATTGGCGGTTGATTTGGTAAAACAAGAATTGGCAATTCCTGATGATGCGTTTCAGTATGATGTTGAATTGACATCAATGCCAGGTCAAATAGACATGTCAGGTATGAAAACAGATTCTGAAGAACCTGAAGATGAAGATGTAATTGAACAATTTGGAGTTTCTGAAGATGAGGCTGAAGATGATTTGGAAAACTTCATGGCTGCTTTTGAAAAGTTTGATTTAGAGAAAGCTAAAAGAAGGTTTATTAACTCTTTAATTCAAGGAGCTTCTAAAAAAGGACATTATATGTTCCACTTGGTTGAGGAACAGTTAAATACAATTAATCCAAGATTACTTAACCTTTACGGTGTATTAATGTCGATTAACGATTTGTTGTATTGGATTTTACCTGACCAAATGGTTATGTCAGCAGCACAAAGTGGACAAGGTATGGAAGGTAAAGAAGAGGTTGATGAAACCACTGACCCACCAACAATTAAAGCCAAGGGATTATTCTTCCCTATATTGGTACACGAAATAGTAAAAGGAGTATATGAGGTTATGGGTACTCAAGGACTACCTGACGACCCTAAAGCCGCAGAAATGGTAATGGCTTCTCAAGATACTTTACCTTATGAAATATGGGATTTACGTTTGGGACCTGTTATTTGGGAGAAATTTACTCAAGCATATCCTGATAAGTTATATGAAGATGATATGAGAGAAATTCAAAACTATTTGTTCTCTCGTTTCTCAGCACTTACCACTGAAGAATTCTTTGAGGTTGCTAAGATGATTATGTCAGGTTCAGATGAAGGAAAACAGATTGTATCCAAAATGGTTGATGAGATTATTGACGAACTTAAATCACAAGACTATGAAGATGCGATGTCACAATTCGATGATGACGAAGACGATGATGGTGGTCTTGCAGGTTTCTTGGATGATTTGGGTATTTCCTTATCATAAACTACACTTATTATGAGTAGATGGCATTATCGCGCGAACAAGTACTTTTGGAATATGCAAAATGTGTTAAGGATACACCTTATGCGCTAAAGACATATCTAAAAACTTACGATAATACCCAATCTCAATTCGTACCACTAAATTTATTTCCTGACCAAGAATCATTAATTAATGACTATGACGAGTATGAGGAAAATATTGCCTTAAAATATCGTCAGGCGGGTGTATCTACGGTAACTGCCGCATGGTCATCCAAAAAATTGGTTACAGCATCAAAGAAAAAACCTGAGAAGATTCTAATCATCGCAAACAAGTTGGATACCTCAATGGAATTTGCAAATAAGGTTAGAGGATTTGTTGACCAATGGCCATCATGGTTTGGTGTTGGTTTTTCACAGGAAAAAAATTCACAAAGACACTTTAAATTAACTAATGGGTGTGAGGTAAAAGCCGTTGCAACATCAAAGGATGCCTTGCGTGGTTATACCCCCACCATTCTTATTTTTGACGAGGCTGCGTTTATCGATGCTGATGATGACTTCTGGTCTGCGTGTATGGCATCACTTTCTACAGGTGGTAAGGTAATCGTTATTTCAACACCAAACGGTTTTGACCCAATCTATTATACCATCTACAATCAAGCCTTAAAGGGTATGAATGACTTTAAGATTACCGAAATGTTTTGGTACAGAGACCCAAGATATGCTGGTGACCTAAAACTTCTTAAGGTTAAAGATGTGATACATTACATGTTAAATCGTGAAGATTACAAAGATGATGAAATCACAATAGATTACTCACATATTAAGCCGAGAGAAAGAAATTATGAGGAAATCAAGAAATACCTATTGGACGGGTACAAACCCTATTCTTCCTGGTTTGAAGGAATGTCAAAAAAACTCAAATTCGACAGACGTAAAATTTCACAAGAGTTGGAATGTAATTTCTTGGGTTCAGGGGATAATGTCATCCCAAATGATACGGTAGAAAATATCAAACAAAACTTTATGAGACCACCTGAGAATAAGTTCATGGGCGGAGCGTTATGGCAATGGAAGGAACCTGTTGCTGGTCACAAATACATTATGGGTATTGACGTATCGCGTGGTGATAGTGAAGACTTTACCACTTTTACCATTATTGATTTTGATGAGAGGGAACAGGTATTGGAGTATTTGGGAAAGGTACCACCCGATGTTGCCGCTGAGATTGCGTATAAATGGGCGACCATGTATTCTGCATTTATTGTTATTGATATCACAGGTGGTATGGGTGTGTCTACATCTCGTAAACTTCAAGAGATGGGTTATAAAAACCTTTATGTTGACGGTGTGAATGTTGCCGACAAATGGAAATATAATCCTCGTGCTCAGGAAAAAATACCAGGTCTTAACTTTAACAGTAAAAGGGTTCAAATTGTTGCGGCATTTGAAGAAGCATTAAGACATAACTTTATTGTTCGTTCATCTCGTTTGGTAAATGAGTTGGGTACATTTGTTTATATAAATGGTAGACCTGACCACCAAAAGGGACAACATGATGACCTTATTATGGCTATGGCAATGGCAATTTACGTAGGTGAAACATCATTTGCTGAACTTGAAAAGGTTACAGAACAGACAAAAGCCATGATGGAAAGTTGGATGGTTAACGAAACCCCTGTTAAAAATACATCCAACGATTTTAATCCAGGTGTACCTGTAATGCCAGGAGGGATAAACCAACACAGAATGAATAGAAGTGCAACAAAAGAAGACTACCAAAACCACTCATGGTTATTTGGTAGGTTTTAATTGTTTAGTTTAAATTAAAGTTGGTTAGTATTTATGTATAAAAGATAATGGCACAGAATTACACCATATGGCAAAGACTTAATAAAGTATTTGGTCCCGATTCAACGTTGGACCAGCAAGCACCTGTATTTAAGTTCGACAAAAAAGAGTTATTAAAGACTCCAAACAAACAAGAGTACGAAAGAGAAAAATTACAGGCACAACAAACTTTATATTTAGGTCAACAATGGCAAAAGATTGAAAATAATCTTTATAGTCAGGCGGTATATTATGAACCAACAAGATTGGCATCTTTCTATGATTATGAAAGTATGGAATATACTCCTGAGATTTCTGCCGCATTAGATATCTACGCTGAGGAATCTACAACAACAAATGAAGATGGATATATACTACAAATTTATTCTGAAAGTAACAGAATTAAGGCTGTACTTGGAGACTTGTTTAACAATAGATTGGACATTGATACTAATCTACCTATGTGGACAAGAAATACTTGCAAGTATGGAGACAATTTTGTCTACTTAAAATTGGACCCTGAAAAGGGTGTGATGGGAGCACAACAATTACCTAACATTGAGATTACCCGTCAAGAGAGGGGTATGAAGATTAAACCCGAAAGAAATACCACAGAGACAGAAAATGACGCGTTGAAGTTCTTATGGCAAAATAAGGACATGACGTTTAATACGTGGGAGATGGCTCACTTTAGATTATTGGGTGATGACCGTAAATTACCTTATGGTACTTCGATGTTAGAAAAAGCCAGAAGAATTTGGAAACAACTTATTCTTTCTGAAGATGCGATGTTAATTTATAGAACATCACGAGCACCTGAAAGAAGAGTATTTAAAGTTTATGTTGGTAATATGGATGACAAAGATGTTGAACCGTATGTACAAAGAGTTGCCAACAAGTTCAAGCGTGACCAAATTGCGGACCCTCAAAATGGTAATGTGGACTTGCGTTATAACCAAATGGCGGTTGACCAAGACTATTTTATTCCTGTTAGAGACCCTAACGCTCCAAACCCTATTGACACCCTACCTGGCGCTCAGAACCTCTCTGAGATTGCGGATATTGAATATATCCAAAAGAAATTATTAACGGCACTCCGTGTACCAAAAGCATTCTTAGGTTTTGAAGAGGTTGTGGGTGATGGTAAGAATTTGGCGTTACAGGATATTCGTTTTGCTCGTACAATCAACAGAATTCAAAAATCTATGATTCAAGAGTTAAACAAAGTTGCAATTATTCACTTATACCTATTAGGATTTGAAGATGAATTGAACAACTTTACTTTAGGTCTTACAAACCCATCAACTCAAGCTGACTTATTAAAAATTGAACAATGGCAAACCAAAATTCAACTTTATAGAGATGCAGTATCTGACCCTGGTAATGGTATTCAACCTGTATCTTCATCGTGGGCTAAGAAACATATTCTTGGATTCTCTGACGAGGAAATCAAACTTGACTTACAACAACAACGTATTGAAAAAGCCGTTGGTGCTGAACTTGAAAAAACTGCTGAGGTTATTACCAAAACAGGAATATTTGCAAATATTGACAAGTTATATGGTAACAAAACCGCTGAAGGTGGAGCAGCTGCTGGTGAAACAACTGAACCTGCTGACACTGGGTTCGGTGGTGGAGGTGGTTTAGGTGGTGACTTGGGTGGTGACTTGGGTGGTGACTTGGGTGGGGACTTGGGGGGTGAAGCTGGCGAAACAGGTGGGGATTTAGGTGGTACACCCGAAGGTGGTGGTGATTTAGGTGGAGCTCCTGAAACGGGCGGAGGTGAAGAAATCACACCTGAAAGTACCAAAGAAAAAGACCTTAACCTTTTGGTGGAAGATGACATGATTAAAGGAAAAACCGAGATTGACTTATCAAAAGGAAGAAAATCTTTGAGTGAAATTGAAGACAAATTGAAAACATTACTGGATGACTAATATTTATAATTAAAAAGATTATGAATACATTTGGTCAAATAAAAAGTAATATTGAATCTTTATTGTCTGAATCATATGGTAAACCTTCATTTAAAAACCATATGAAGTCTTTCAAAAAGAACATTTTAGAAAACAAAAAACTTGCCGAGGCTTATTATTTATATGATGAGTTATCCAAGAAAAAAGGTATGAGCAAAGACATATTGGATGATTATGTCAACGAAAGTTTTGAGACCTTAAAATCTGTTTTAAAATCACAAGAATCTAAGTTAAAAGAAGTAAACATGTGGGTTAGTGAAAATCTAACTAAAAGTGTTAGTAATTCTTATTCTGATATTGATACAGTAATTTACAATACTTCAGTAAAAAACTTGGAGAAAGTTTTGGAAAGTAAAAATAGAATTAAAAAGACATTAAGTGAATCTGTTAAAACAAAATCAGTTAATGAAACCGTTAATCTTCCACTTAGTACGATGTTAAAAATATCAACAAATACTTTTAACAAAGAATATGAAAACATATCTGAGGAAGAAAAAAATGAATTGAAACAACTTTTATCTTTGAATAAAAAACAATTGGTAGAAGAGATTGAAAAATCAAAATCTGTTGTAATTGAAAAATTAACGACCAAATTAAACGAATCGACAGATGATGAACTAACAGAAAAAGTTAATCAGACAATATCAAAAATTAATGAATCTGAAATATCATTAGTTTCACTTTATAAATTAAGACAATTAGAAACTGGATTATGAGAAAGTTTTTTAACCAAATGTTAACGGGTACCGATGGTAGAGTAAGTTCAAAACGAGTAATCACATTTGCAGCATTTATTTTATGTGCAATTGCATTCTTATGTAATATATTCTTAGATATTCCGTTAAAGGAATTTGTTTGGGAAGGTATGTTATACCTTGTCGGAGCTGGATTAGGATTTTCGACTTTGGAACATTTTGCCAAAGGGAAACAAAAAGTAGAAGAATATTTAGATTAATAAAAAAAGGTTCAGTTTTCTGAACCTTTTTTCTTTTCTACGTATTTGGCTTTATCAATTTGTTTACGTCTTTTCTCTGACTTTTTTATGTAATGCTCCCTATCACGAAGTTTTTCCAATTGTTTTGTCTTATACACCTTAAACTTATAACGTTTAAGTGCCTTTTCAATGTTTTCGTTTTTTCCTACTTTTATTATTATCATACTGTTGTTTAATATAAATAAATATACTGATTTTATCAATATTTTGACAACGGTTACTTTTATGTTTATAATTGATACAGAAATAAACTTTACGAATATGAAAAACATTTATGAAAAAAGGAAAGACATCTCAATTGAGGGGATATGAGAATGCTAAATGCAGTTATGGGACAGTAGATGCAAAAGAATTAAAATCATTATACATTACCATCCAAAGTTGGGTGGAACCAAAAAAAGAAATGGAAAATTGGAAACGAGTTACAGGTATGATGGAAAGAGATATTAAACACCACCTATTAGAAGTGGTCGACCAATTAACATTTGAAAAACACAATATTGTAGATTTAGATTTAAGAAGTAGTGGGATACAATTAGACAAAAGAAGTTTTATGAATTTAGAAATAACACTATTCTTAAAAGAACATACGGAGTTTAAATCCATTATACTTCGTGATAAAATAAAAAATATCGTTAACACCATTTATAAGTATCCACTTATGAATTCAAACTATTTTACACTACACAAAACGAAAAAAGAGTCAGTATAATATATTTATCTTAAAAGGATAAATGAAAATAATTCTTACTGAGTCACAGGTACAAAGATTAATTGAGGTTAACACTGCTATAGATAACCTTAATAATACCATTAATCCAACTGATTATACTTATCAATTCGGTTGGGGTGAAAGTTATATTATACCTAGTATGGTTTCTCTTGAAGGTGATATTAGTGACAAAGATGTTCAAGTAAGAGTTACTGTCGATAAAGTCATTTATAAAGGTGAAGATGTTACTGAATTTGCAGTTAATTATACACTATATTCAGGAGATTATGATGTAGACACACCGTTAGCTTTTGATTTTAAAAATTATATTGTGAATTTAGTTAATTCAAAAGTATTGAGATTGGTAAATCAAGAAATTAGTGATTATGACGTTATCCTTGAATTATAAGATATTTATAAAGTAAAAAAGATGAAAATATTAGGACCAAACGATACAGGAAAAGGTATATTAATTGAATGGGATGCGGGTTATATTAATCCAAACGATACAAGAAATGCCGAAGTAATTAAAGAATCTTATGGACAACTTGACCATTCAAAACCATTTGAATTCTATGCCGTATTACAAAAATACAATACTCCAAACAGAAATGGTAGAGTATACCCTGAAAAGATATTAAGAAGGGAAGCTGAAAAATATGAACAAGCAATTAGAAAAGGTTTATCTATTTCAGAACTTAATCACCCCGAATCATCTCTTATTGATTTGGACCGAGTATCTCACCTTATTACAGATATGTGGTGGGAAGGTAATGTATTAATGGGAAAGATTAAGTTATTGACTTCACCAGGTTTTCATCAAGGTGGAGTGGTATCATGTCCTGGTGACCAAGCGGCAAACCTTATGAGACAAGGAGTAACAATGGGTGTATCATCACGTGGTGTTGGTTCCTTAGTTAAGAAAGGTGAACAAAATGAAGTACAAGATGATTTTGAATTAATTTGTTTTGACTTGGTATCATCACCATCTACACCAGGTGCGTATTTGTTTTTAAACAAAGATGACCGTATGAAATATGATGAGAATATTGAGGAAGAAACAAAACAGCGTTCAGTAGATACTTCAAAAGGTTTAGACAAATCTCTTGACTTAATGAAGAAATTGTCCGATTATTTAGGGTATTAAAAACTTAAATTATGGATGAGAAGTATTTCGTAACAAAAATCAGTTATGACTTACCTGATGAGAACTCAGGTAAAATCAAAAAAATCAGAGAAGAGAAATTAGTAAAAGGTATTAA